CAAATCAATGCAGAGTGGAATGATAACCACACCCGAAGAGACTTAGAAGAACTCAGGGGTTGCAATTACAAGTTCGGATGGCTTGAGGACCAACCAGAAGCAATAAAGAATAGCGTAAGCGCAGTTCCTGTTGTTGTAATATACAACGGTGATAAACCTGCTTGGCAATACGTTGCAGATATAAGCTTCAGGCTTGAGACCCCATTCAATGAGATTCAAAACAAGATCTACGAGGTTAAGCAAGCAAACATGGTGGAGCAGCCCTGATTACCTGAATATGGTGACATGCCCAGCCATATCAACAACCTTTGTTGACTCATAAGTCTTAGCTTTCAGGGCCCAGGTATAAACCCCGTCAGGGACAAAGGCATCAAGCCTCTCCCCTATCCACTTGGCATCAGGGTCATAGCTCATCCACACAAGTGTACCCCACCTGTTGTAAATCCTGAGCTCCCACGTAAGCCAGCATTCGGCTCTTGTGATAACCTTCCAGTAGTCGTTCAACCCATCGTTGTTCGGGGTAAACGTATTTGCTATAAAAATCAAGGGGTCGCTACAATCTTCTCCCCCTGGGGGCTCATAGATACATGGGCCTTCTACTTCACACTCCTCGCAATAGTTAAGTGCCAGCGGGTCTTGACACCCTTGGTATACGCACGTCCCGTCATCCTGCGATGCAGCGAAGTTGTAGTTGTACGCAAACATATCTGTACACCCATACACAATCGGAGGGGGAGGAGGGTCACACGCCCCGTTCAACGACCACATGATCCACGAGTTAAAGATGTTTGAGTCGGGATATGGGAATCCCCCAAGTCCGCTGTCACTACCATCAAGTGGGTTGCTGTCGTTTATTTGCCACACAGACAACACCAAGCACTCCTCGTAGTATGCCCCACTTTGCATGATATCAATCCAGCAATGTGCAGTCCCACTCCCAAACTGAGGTATCTCATCCAAAGTAAAGCTGACAGTATCCCCTGTCTGAAGGATGTTATCTGAACCCTCCCCAATATCAAACCCAGGGAAGTTCAATGGGAATATCAAGTACGCCCACCCATTCGGGTATATGCATCCCCAATCCCCATTGTCATCAAGAGCAGGGTTAAATGCAAGCGACAAAAGAAACTCCCCAATAGAATCCCCGGCCTCAGGAGTACAGTAACCACCATTAATGGCTATAGTGATATCTGTGGATATTGGGTTGAAACCAATAATCTCTATATCACAGGTACCTTGTCCCCAAGCCATTAGTGGGAACAAGAACCAGATTAACTTTTTCATTGTACAAATACTTTTTTAGTTACGTTCTCCCATTTCAAAATATACACCCCAGTAGCCAAGTTCTCCACCGGCCCCTGCATCCTTCTCCCAGTCATATCATATATCTGAGGGTCCTTCCCAACACCACCTGCAGATGCTGCAGCAAGAGTCACATCCTTAAGCATGCCGACAGAAAAACTTTGCTCGAGTGGGCAATCCCCAAGGTTAGTCAAGATATAAAGCAAATCCATAACATTCACAATCCCATCGTTGTTAGGGTCCGTCTGGCACCCAGACTGACACCCGTACTCAAGCATCATCTCGAGGATATCCCCATTCCCTACAGCCCCATTCCCATCAAAGTCAAGAGGACAATCCCCAATAGAGAAGCAGAAGGTTGTGTCGAAGAGAGAGTATTCTGTTTGTCCAGTGGCGAAGATGACGTCTCCTCCAATGCTAGCCGTAATACCATCTCCTCCAATGTCACACACTCCATCATTACCGAAGTCCAAAGAACACATCCCGTCTCCGTTAGTGTCGGTAGCTTCGAAGGTGTAGCAACCTTCATAGACACAGACCTCATATACGTATGTGTTCACCCCAAACGGGTAATCCCCATCCCCAGTAACAATCTCCCCAAACTCATCATAGAGCACCCAGTCAACTTCATTAGCCCAGTTATCTGTCCCAACTACAATATCCAGCACCTCCCCAGAAACAGTCTCAATAGGCCACCATGCGTAATCATTATCAGCGTACTGGTCAAGAGAGCTAACTACTTGAACCTCGAACATCTGAGCCCCATCAACATACACTTGCTCAAAGAGGACTTCGTGTGTACCAGTAGGAATATCGTATAAGTATTCTACGTATTGGTTTCCATTGACGTAGAGCTGCACCTCGACGATATCCAAAGGGAGCGTGCCTTGGTTTACCACATCTACCCAGATGTCTTGAGTTGGGGTGCACCACGTCTGCTGGTAGTAAGCTGTTAACGGAGTTGCATCGTAATCAACTACCGGTACGCATGCGAGATTGTCTAGCATACCTGATCGAACAGTCTGCAAGCATTCGTGCATACGCTCAGCTTGACCAACAGTAAACGACTCTCGACAAGTCTCTGGAGTGTAATCCATAAAGTTCTCAATCAAAGCATCAGGGCAGTCAACAGCAACACATCCTTGATCGTTTGGAAGAGTTGGTGGTGTGTCGCACACTTCGTCACCCTGCGTCTCGCAATTTGTCTCTACGCAGTCGTTGCTATTACTGAACGTGTGCCAAAGAGAAAGGTGGTGCCCTACCTCGTGAACCCCAGTGAACCCAAGCTCTCTTCCAGGCTTGAGCGTGCCTACGTTACCTGTAACATTGTACAAACACACTACCCCATCTCGGCAGTCACCAGTAGGACCTAGGTATGCAAATCCTTGAATACCCCATCCCCCGTCATTCCCATTAATCTCATTGACCACGTAGAAGTTGAGGTATTCATCAGGATTCCAACACCCTGCAGCAGATTTAAGAACAGTCTGATCAACCCCAGCCCCAGAGCCATTGCTAATCCCATCAAGCACATACTCCTCATTAGAACTAAATTCTGTACGAGTAATCCCATTGGTTGGGTTACCCTCTGGATCACGCACAGCCATGCAGAACTGAATCTTGCTATCAGCAAACTCCTCGTTCAAGACGGTAAGCTGAGACATGATTTGTTCATCAGAAATATTATTGTCTGCCCCTGCCCCTGTATGTGCAATATGAAACACAATCGGGATAGAGACAGTATCGACATCAGCAAGATTAACGTCAACCCTGCTAAGGCCCATAGTCTTAACTTCAGGCACTAACAGGGAACACTCATCTTGACCGAAAATTATGGTACTTATTAGCAACCAAAAAGTTAGAGATAAAATTGAACGCATTGTTAGGGATTTAAATTCAGCACCTAAGGTACAAAATTTTATCTGAGTATTGTGTGATTAAAGTGTTGTAACTATATTCGCAAACGAAACCGCACTAGCGACCGGCCCTCGGTAACCAAAAAGGGGCCTAGACATCGGGTTACAGTAAGCCATCACCATAGATAGCTGAACGTTGTCCCCGGTAGTTTCAAAAAGTGCGTTGGTATAAAACTCGGGTGGGAACAAGGCTATAGGCTGAAAGAAATGCCCCCACGTAGGCTTAAGACGGCGAGTGGAAATCCAACGTTAAACATTGAAAAACCAAGGGGGAATAATTGTATCCATGAGAGAAATCAATCGCATCATCCTGCACTGCTCAGCTACCCCAGAAGGGAGAGACATTGACGCAGCAACAATCAAGGACTGGCACGTCAATGGTAACGGGTGGTCTGATATTGGGTATCACTACGTCATCAAACTTGATGGGAGTATTGAAGGTGGGAGGCCTATTCACAAGGCTGGGGCTCACACTAAAGGACACAATGAAGATTCTATTGGGATCTGCTACATAGGGGGAGCGGATGAAGACATGAATCCCAAGGATACAATGAATGAATGCCAGGAAGCAGCGTTCAAAGAACTTATCTATTCACTACGCATGGTATGGGACAAACACCTTACATTGCACGGGCATAACGAATTTGCTAGTAAAGCATGCCCAAGCTTCAAAGTGAATGAGAAGTTTCCCAATCACCTATGAAGGTTGTTATAGTTACTACAGTCTGGGGCAGGTATGAGATTACAGAAATCACATACCTAGGCTTTGATAGAATACAAAAAATCTTAAAAGAGGAGGGAATAGATAGTGAAGTACTAGTAATCTCCTCAGAAACACTACATACACGCATTGCAAAGGACAGGGGGTATCATGTAACAGAGCAATCCAATGATATCCTGGGAATGAAGTACAATGAAGGTGTAAAGTATGCAGTTGAAAACCTGGAGTGGGATTACCTCATGGATATGAACAGCAACAATTTGTTGTCTGACATATACATACGCATGTGGTGTGCTGCAGCTAAATCCGATGTCCCAATGTTTGGGACTAAGCATTTTTACGTACTAACCCCAGAAATTAACAGATTTAGTAGATTCACAGTAAAGAATAGGGGTCTATCTGGGGTAGGGAGAGGAATACGTAGGGACATGATAGAAAACTGCTTCAAAGAAGGATATTTCTGTCCCCCCAAAGTAGAAAGTGCAATAGATGCAAACTCACGTAGAAATGTAGAGAGGGTCAATAACATTAAGGTTCTCCCAATATGCTTGGGGGAATACCCATCAGTTATAGATGTAAAGACCGGGGAGGACATGCATCACCACAGAAGTGACCCCCACAAACCAAAAATGGAGTTCTTTTTAGAGTATTGGCCAGAAATAGCCAACTTAGACTCCGTAAAAAGTTTGGTTATATAAGAATCTATTTTATATTTGCCGTAAATCAAACATTATGGCAAAGATTAATTTCCTCCCAACACGTGACTGGCTTGTTCTGCCTTATCAGAAGCAGAATGAAACTGAAGCAGGCATCCTCCTTAGCGATGCTGCTGCTCACACACTACGTTCAAACGTACTTGAAGTACTTGCTGCCGGACCAAAATGTGAAATGGTCAAGGAGGGCGATATCGTTATGGTTCATCCTACGTCAGAAGGATTGATCATTGATATCGAGGGAAAGCAGTACGTAATGGTCAATGAGTTCATGATCTGTGGTATTATCCCACAATGACTGGAACAGTAACCATAGCGTTGAAAGACTTCGACGACCTTCGTCACGCATCAGAACAAGCGCAGAAACGCAAAGAGCGCTTGACTAGAGCGGCGAAGGAGCTAGAGGTATTCCTATCATTCATGTGCACAAGGGAGCACATACAAGAATACCTAGATGAGTTTAACAGGCAATCCAAGACTTGTAGGATACACCTAGAAGATGGGAGAGCCAAGATCGTATTCAAGGATGAAGATAACGATTAAGACAGACACAACTTACAAGTACCTGCAGGTCTTCAATGGGATCATGGAGCTCACAGACAAAGAACTCCTAATACTGTCCAAGCTTATAGACCTGGGGGAGACTGTAAACCTTTGTTCAGCAAAGAACAAGAAGATAGTGGCAGACGATTTGGATATTAAGGACCCAAACACACTTAATAACTACGTCAAGCGACTAAAAGATAAAGGGGCTATACTCCAGACAAAAGACGGGTATGAGCTCGCTAAGTTTTTGGAAAATACTAACCTAATTGAAATTGTGAAGCAATGAAGTCGGCGTATCAAATGCTCAAAAGCTTTGTCAGAGAAGCGAAAGAGTATGCAAAAGCAGGAGCTCCACACGTAGATCCTGATGAGTACAGAAAAAGAATTGAGGCATGCATGAGCTGCCCATTTCTTAAAAAGGAGGTAGACAGGTGTGGAATATGTGGATGCTTAGTAGAGCATAAAGCAAAGTGGGCCACATCGAGTTGCCCAGATAACCCAAAAAGGTGGGATAAAACTATAATTGGTTCTAGTGGAGTAAAGGTTAAGATCAAGGGAAATGGAAAAAGCAATTCTACAGAGACTGGCGACGAAGTACAACCTACCGATTCAAAAGATTGAAGAAGCAGTGTATCATCAGTTTAAATACACAGCACAGATTATAAAGGAGGGAAAGTTTGAGTCTGTGCGCCTCCCATATCTTGGGAAGTTCCATGTACTACCCGGTAGACTTAAGCACTTGAACAATGAGGGATCTGATAACAGTGAGTAACAATGTAGTTGTCCCAAGCGCGTACGCACTCACCATCAATGAATTCAAGGGTTTGAAATCCCAAGAACTGGGTGCTGTATACTTCTACACGGACCACAGATCCCCCTACGCTGTGTATGAGGAAGAAGAAAGAGTGACTAAGATTAGTCAAGATTTAAAGGTTAAGTTTACCCCTAAAGTAAAGGGTGCAATTGACAAGTATAAGGAATTGTCAGAAACTTCTGCCATAAAGCTTCTAAAATCTGCACGTGCCTCAGTTACTAAACTAGAGCGCTACTTTGCTACAATCAACCTCAACATACTGGATGACCACGGCAAACCAATCTACCACGCTAAAGACCTGATCGCTAACCTAGCTAATATGGCTAAGGTTGTCAACGGACTTGAAGAACTAGAGGCCATAGTCAAGAAGCACGAACAGAAAGACAATCCCAATCGTGGTGGGGTTGTCACAAACAAATACTCACAATGACATCTGCAGTAGTCACAGGTTTTGGAAGATCAGGTACACTATTCCTGAAAACTATACTGTCTCAGTCTAAACTATGGACAGTGTCCCACGAGCCTGGTGGTAAGAGAGGAGCCGCAGTTATTGACAATGTGCTACGTAGATTAGAGTTGCCGGCCTACATAGAGGTAAACTCTTACCTGCGGATATATTGGACTGACCTACCAAATCCAAAGTACCTGATACACAGAAATCCAGTTGACATCGCACTATCAATATGCAACAGAAAGGGTGATCCAGTACCTGCAATAAAAGACCTGGGTAATTGGTACGAAGTGTACCAAGAGTACAAAGGTCAGGCAAACGAGGTAATAGACTTCAACAAAATGACTACTGACAAAGAGTACCTAGAGTCTATTGCCGTTAGGATGGGGGTTACAGACATAGACTTCTCTAAAGTGTCTATGGATAAAGTAAACACAAACAAAACTATAAAGTACAGGAGGTTTGAAGACTTGCCGCAGAACCTTGCAGACCTAATAAACAGCATGGGATGGTAACAGCTATACTTACAGTGTACAAACGAGATACCTTAGATCTTCAGTTAGAGCATCTGAAGAATCAAAGTGTGCCTGTACAAATATGGTTAGATGTTACGCGCAGTGATTTTGACCTGTCTAAGTACAAGGACTATCCCACTAATCTGCATTTAAATCAAAATCTCAAGTACCATGGTAGATTCTACTACGCACTGAATGCAGATACAGAGTATGTATTCATCGTAGATGACGACATATTTCCTGGAAACCTGTACATGCAAAACTGCATAGATACACTCAAGCGGGAGAACGCAGTAGTGTGTGGGTATGGAGTAACGCTAGATAAGTCAGGATATAAGAAGACAGCTATACATGGGTGGCGTAAACCCCAAAACAAAATTGTGCATGTAGATATGGGGGGACATAGTTGGTTTATGCGAAGAGATACACTTAAGTATATTGCTTTTGAACAGCCTCTGACCTACGATACAGGAGAAGATCTACACTTTAGCTACGTATGTCAAAAGTATGGAAACTTGAAAACTGTAGTAGCTCCACACTCTTCAGATAAACAAACTTGGAGCAGTGATCCTACGCTAGGCATGAAACACGGCACAGATGCCAACTCCTCATACAAGCAGAAAGATTTTGTATCTAAGAGAGGTGAGATAGTAAAACATCAAATACAAAAGGGATGGAAATTAAAGTGTATGTAGATATTGGGGCATCGTTCTTTAGACACCCCAAAGATCAAATAGACTCAGGGTGGGAAGTTCACTTAATTGAGCCTATAGAAGAGCATCATCTCACTAACTGCAATGCTTACAGGAACTATGAAAATGTGTATTGCCACCAAATAGCAATAGACGTAATGTCGGGAAAAAGAGATCTAATGATTCCTGATGAAGAATACCTGCAGAAGAAGAATATCCAAATAACAGACAGCATTCAAGGGACAGCAGGATTTAGCCCGGTGGACAAAAGAGACCAAAGAAAAAACAAGGTATTCCAAAAGCACGGAGAGTTCATGTACAAGAAACAAACCGTGGACTGTATAACCTTCGATCAGTTCACAGAGGCCAATGGAATTAGCAAAGTAGACTATCTGAAGACAGATACGGAAGGACACGACATAGAAATACTAAAAACAGTAGACCTTGATAGGTACCAGGTAAAGACACTTAAGTTTGAGCACATATGGGCAAAAAGAAGAAATCTAGAGGAGTATAACCTGTTTGTGCAGAAGATAAACTCTTTAGGATTTGAACTCAAAGAAGAGGGCCCGTATGATCAGATATACGCTAGATAATGTTTAAAGACAGTAAGAAATATTCCCCAGCAGCTAACCACTATCTCGAGTTTGGTTTCTATACAGATGCCTTGCCTGGGACTAGGGAGTATTATGATTACTGGGACGAACAAAAAGAAAGATGCTTACAGGGATTCGAAGACATCACAGGCTACCACTATTTCTATTTAAATTTCTGCCCAATCGATCGCGTCGTAGACGATATCCTGGCAGATGGTACAAAGATCGCCCGAAGAGACAGAACATTTCCTGCCTTCTACGACGGAGACCACGAGTACTTCACTGCGGTAGACGAGTGCAGAAAAACAAATAAGCACATGGTTGTGCTAAAAGCACGGCGTAAGGGTTTCTCGTACAAAGCTGGTTCTATGCTAGCACGCAACTATTTTCTGATGCGTAACTCGAAGAACTATGTATTTGCCTCGCAGAAAGAATACCTGATCGGGGACGGGCTACTATCCAAAGCATGGGACTTCCTATCATTTATCGACGACAATACAGCCTGGACACAGCCACGCCTACGTGACCGTGAAATGCACAAGCAGTCAGGGTACAAGAAGAACGTAAACGGGGCAGATGTAGAACTAGGGATGAAGTCCCAAATCATTGGGGTATCCCTGAAAGACAACCCAGACAAAGTCCGTGGTAAAGCAGGTGATCTGATATTCTTCGAGGAAGCAGGTTCATTCGGGGGCCTACTCAAAGCATGGGAGGTTGCTATGCCTACTATGCGCCAAGGTTCTAAAACCCTCGGCACTATGATAGCATTTGGTACAGGTGGTGAAGAGGGGAGCGGATTTGACGGTATGGAGGAACTATTCTATCACCCAGAATCGTACGACTGTATGGCATTCGACAACGAATGGGATGCAG